GGGCACCAGTTTCCTGCGGAACGACTGGACTAGCGACCGTCTCCCCTTCCACGGGAGCAGCGTCCTGAACGATGACAACCTCCTCAACCACGACTGCCGCCTCTGCCTCTGGCTCCGGTGTGTCGGCATCTGGCTGGCTCTCTGTCTCAAGTACCTCATAGGTTTCCTCTATCAATTTGGCTGGAGCGATAGCATCCAATGGGTTGCGCGGGATGTCCTTGATCTCTGCTGGCTTGGCATCTGACGGGTAGTCATTGGCCTCCTCGGTGGTGATGAGTCCTTTCAGTGCATCTGGGAAGGCATCGCGCAGGGCAAAACCTCTGGCTCTCATCTGTAGCATTCGCTTGGGGTAGCTAGTCCACGGCCCCTGCTTATTCCACAGTCCTGCCCGCTTTGCATCCTCCACTGAAAACCGTGCTGTGACAGGCTTACGCCCCCTTCTGTGGGCGATACAGACTGCGACAGGGTTCGGTGTACCTTCGCCCTCAAAGAACTCCTCTACGCCCTCACAGGCTGGGTGTGCCTGCACCAGTGCCATCGCTGCATCACCGTAGACTGAGGGCTTGCCGTTTATGACGCTGATGTTTTGCAAAGCTTGCATCGGAGCAAGTCCGATCTCTGTTCCCCATTGGATAGCGACCAAGATATCCAGCGGCTTGCCTGCATAGTTCTTTGGGACAAGATTACTGTTGGCTAGTTCGGAAGCAAACTCCTTGGCCTCTGAGAATGTTGTCGGCAGGAACCCTTGCCTTACTGTTAAGTTACTCATTTCTGCCTCTCTTTCATCATTGCATCGGCGTACAGGTAAGCGAATGTCGCGGTCTGTTCTGGCTCCATAGTATTGATGTCTAGCAGAAGACCGTGCATGGCTTCCGCTGCAAAGTAATCGCGCAAATCCATGCCACCGCTATTAATTGTTCCTTGTGGAAACGCTTTCATTGTTTAATCTCCTTCACGGTTAATGTTGACTGTCGCACGGAGTACGCAGCCTTTCCTTTGACTACGCGATCTTGTGTCGCTTGGTAATTCCGCATAGGCCAGCTCACTTGGTAACGTCCTATCGTTGCTTTACTGGCTGTCTGCATAGCTTCTTTGATCTTTGTTTCTCGATCATTGATAACTTCTTCGCACTGCTTTATGTCTTGCTTGGCTTCCAAAATGTCACGCGCCCATGTTTCAAATTCACCGCCAAGCTGGACTGTCGCCTCTTCTCCCTGCGCCCATGTTCTGTCGGCATCGGCAGAGTTGACAGGCGGGTAGTATTCAATATGCCTATCCATTTTCCAGATGTCAAGTCTCCGCTGAAAGTCTCGCGTAGCTTGGGCGATTGCTCGGAGGGTAGCTTCGTGCGGTTTAAACAGGAAGATGCGTAGCTCTGTGCCGCGATATAAGACGCATAGAGCGCCCCATTTAGCGCCGGTAATATCCATCTGTGCCTGAAGCTGGATCACGCCCCTGTAGAGCGCTGGGCTATGCTCTGGTGCCACTGCGGTTAGCTTGGCTTCCAGTATGCCGCGACCATCTAGCTGAATGCTATCCCCATCCATGACCATGATGCCAAGATCTGGATTATTGTGGACGATTATCCCGTTGCCATCGGCGGTTGCGTCAAGGGAACAGGCAAGTTTTAGCAGTGGGTGAAAATAAGGCTCGGGATGCTCAGTGATTAAATTTGAAACTCCCAGCCGACCTGCCGCCCTTTCTAATATCGCCGACTCGAACGTATTTCCCCAGTCCATTGCTTCATTAGTAATGTTTTCCCGTTCCTTGTTTCCCAGCGCATCGATGGCCGCTGATAGTTCATCGTTCGGGGTTCTGTATTTGCTGTAACCCATGACAGCAGGCAAGCGGGAAGCGGATAGCATCGTATCCGGGGTGACTTTTCCGACCATGATTGACTCCTTATTAAAATGTTAATGTGACTCTCTGAATGATTCTCTCGATCATTGAGTGATTGACTGTGTAACCCTGCTCTGCTGACAGGTTGACGAGTAGCAGAACCTGTAATGCGTCCGGTTCTGACAGGTTGGGCGCTACCTCATAGAGTGTTGCTAATGTGACTGGCATAGTGGTTCCTTTCGGTTCATATGGCGTTAAAAAAACCCGGTACGGATACCGGGCTGGGTGATGCGCTTATACGGTTTAATCGTTCGTAAATCGTTCAAAGTTACAGCGGGTATTCTCAATAAAGCCAGCGATTTGAGTGCCTGAAAAGTCTTCTACTGGTTCCCAGACCCATACCCTTTCATCGTCTTCAGCGTCTGTATATGCCGGGTCTTCATTGTTTAAAAGCCAGTCTATTACCTGCTCATAAGACCAGCTTTCAGGCCATTCAGAGAGCCATTCACCGAGGGCAAAAGCTTGTGACTTAGTCATTGTGATCTGTTTCATTTTGCTATTTCCTTTCAGGTTTAAGCGGCAAGCTTGATTGATATAACCTTGTGCATGGTCTTGCCGTGTGCTGGGTAGGCGATGACTTTGGCAAGCTTGTGAAAACAGGCACGGCACCCGTTACACTTGCCCTCGTGCTCGTAAGCTTGGCAGACTGTCATGCCCTTTTTAGCATCGGCAGCAGACGGGATGATCACGGAACCGTGTAAGCCCTTTGTGTACTGGCCTGTCACGCTGTCAGATGAGAACCGCACGGATACATTCTTCAATGCCTGCATTTCAGCGAATACTTGGCGAAACTTTGGAAACTTGTACATCCGGGTAGGTAACCAATGCTGGCACCACGGAGTACGCTTCATGACCTCTAGAATCTTTTCAGCAAGGGCAAGAGTGTAGACATCGCCCGAGTCGAACCAACGGAAATAGCGGTCTTTTTCCAATTCTTGGCACATATCATCAGCCCATTCGATACGCTTCCAGTCTTCTTGATTATGCAGTCTGGGTGCTTTGACGTTATTGAAGCGGTAATTGCCTGCGGTGGCGTAACAGCCCTTGCAAGCGTCTACTAGTTCACCGGGTGCTGCGATGGAACCGGGACAGGTATCAATGGCCTGCAAAGACCATGAGCGGATACCGTCAAGCTTTGATGTAACAGAGATTTTTACCATGATGTCATTTCCTTTCAGGGTTGACAGTTAATTAATAGGCAAGGCAGGCAACAACAAAAACGGCAAGCCACACAAAAGCAAAAATGGCTGCGATTATTTCCATAAGTGTCGGCTTCATTATTTACCCCTGACAAGATGGATAAACCCGACAGCCATCAAGGCAGCGCCACCGAAACACAGAGCAGCACAGCCAGCGACAGGGGCATCAATGACAACAGCCCAGATTGTCAGGATATTAAATACAAGGGATGCAAGAATGAGAGCGGTTGAGTCTTTCATGGTGTCTGTCCTTTCAGGTTTTGACGTTGATTGTGTGCTGCTGAGTGGCAGTATATATCTTGACGGCAGGAACACAAGATAATTATTTCTATCGGATATAGCTGCGTGATATATTCTGCCTATGGAACAAAAAGCCACATTATTAAGGTTGCGGGTTGATGTCAGGGAAATGCTTGACCGTCAGGCAGAGCAGCAGAGACGCTCGCGGGTATCGATTGCAGAGCAGGCGATCAGAGAGTATTGCCGACAGCATGAGAGTACCGAAGACAAGCTTCAGAGGATGATTAATGCAAAGCTTTGAGCTACCAGAGAAGCCACTGATTGAGCAGCACAGGCCACAGGATTTGCGGAAGTATTCCATTGTGCCAATCAGAGCAGCGAATGACCGAAGGATCAGACCGGCAGCGATGCGGGTATTGCTGACAGTTTGCAGTTATGCCAACAGAGCAGGATTGTGCTGGCCTTCACATGAGAATGTCGGCAAAGCTTTAGGTGTGAGCAGACAGGCAGCAGGTAGACAGATCAGAATCTTGCGAGAACTAGGGTATTTCAAGGTAGTCAAGAATCACAGTCACGGGAAGACAGCGCAGATTATCAGAGTTATCTATGATGAAACATTGTCAAACAATGCGCTGATGGATTCAGTCAAGTTTGAAGACCTGCCACCAACCCTGCAAGCTTGGCAAGAAAGAAAGACAACCGAATTGTTAAACCAAGGTAATGAGACAGTTAACAATGTTGCTGTAACGGTAGAAAAGAACGAACGTTCGTATTTAAGTGTGGATGATGTTTTAGCGTTATGGAAAAAGTCTTGTGCATCTGCTGGCATTGTCAGGATTGTAACTACTGAAGACAGGCAGGTGGCCGTGTCGATGTGTGCTGCTGGCCTGAGCAGGGAGGCATTCGAGCGTGTCTTGCAGCAGGTATTCGCAGACTGGCAGCAGTATCGCAGAGATCCACCGCATCGACTTGCTTGGTTCGCTGCCAGACTGGCATCAGCGTAGACCCACCCTTACCTCCCCCCCACCCCTTCCCTGTATCGGTGGGTACCCCACTCAATTTTTCCCAGCTTTTTTAGGTTTGCAGGTACTTTATAACGAATAAATCTGAAGAACCGCTTTTGCAGACTTTTTTTATATATAACTGTGAGGTAGTTGACTGACGGCTAAAGGCGTATCAACGGTAGGACAAAGGCCCTCACGGGGTGGGCAATAAAAACCTAACCCATAAAAAAATATAGGAGTAATCCGGTGATGGATGCTTGTTCTAGTTTATCTAGGCTAACAGAGGGGCCAGCCTCTGCAAGAACTATGTGTCCCGATATTCTCTACTTGATCTCATCCGAGAGTATGAATAAGGAGTACCGTCCTATTCGCCACGTTTATTCCCTTGGTCACAAGCTACCGACGGGAGGGGTGGGTTATGCCCCCTGAATGAAGTATAGTAGATAGGCACAGTTGTGCAAATAACTTTTAGTAATCTCTTTGGAGAGCCACATGAACTACGGTAATAAGCCTTATGAGTTGCAAGATGACAATGGTAATTTGTTCTTAAACAAGAAGAAGAATGAGAATAGTCCGGACTGGTCGGGGAAGATGAAGTTAAATGGGCAGGTGTTCTATTTGTCGGCTTGGGAGAAGAAGACGAAGAACGGGGATCTGTTTTATTCGGTACGGCTTGGGAAGATGGTGCCAGCAGAGCCTACCCAGCACTCGATAGATAAAGGCAATGGGTATATGCCTAACGATAAAAAAGATAATATGGATGACGACATCCCTTTTAATTAAAATGGGTCTATAATGGTCGGGTCTTTAGCACAAAGGATTCGGCATGACTCATTTAAAGGAATGTTTTAAGTGCAAGACCGTCAGGCCATTGACTGAGTTTTATCCGCACAGCCGAATGGCTGATGGTCATTTAAATAAATGCAAAGTTTGTACTAAAAAGGAGGCGGCTGAATACCGTGAAAAAAACATTGAAAGGGTGCGCCAGTATGACCGGGATCGGGCAAAGATTCCTGAAAGGCAGAAGGCAGCTCAAGAAGTTTCCTCGGCTTGGCGAAAAATTGATAAACGGAGAGATAAGGCTCACAATGCAGTCAGCCGGGCTATTAAAGCCGGGGTCTTGGACAGAAATCCATGTACCAGATGTGGCGCAGAAAAGTCATTGGCCCATCATGAAGACTATGACAAACCTCTTGATGTCGTTTGGCTTTGCCAGCCGTGCCATAAAAAACGTCACGCTGAAATAAATAAAGAAGGTAAAAAACTCTGATATATTGTTCTCCGGGGAAAGCGGATGCTGTGAAATGGGTAGCTGGAATCTAGATAACTGCCAGCCACAGTGCAGCGAGTACCCGACTAATAATCCTAAAAAGGAGCCATATGAAATATCTCATCGCACTCTGGCTAACAGCTACCGCAACTATGAGCTACGCAGCCTGCACCTACAACACCTATTGCAGCGGCGGACAATGCGTCTACTGCACCACTTGCTGCTATGGCGGTAACTGTAATACCACTTGTAATTGATACAGACAGCCGGGAAAGACCGGCACTAACACGCATGAGGATTGGTCTGCTGTGGAGAGTCCGGATCGAATCAGTAGAATCAGCCGAGTGTCCTTAGTGACTAAGCGGCTCATTGACCGAGCGCAGTCCTCATCCGTGTTGGTGACTACCGTCTGAGGCACTATAAGCTGCGCTAAAGTCCAAGCCAGCACCAACAACCTATAAAGAGGACAGTATGGACAAAGACTTTGGATTTATCCGCTTGCCAAAGGGCATTGAGATGAGAAAGCCCTATGCCAGCGAACTCAAGTATTTTAAAAAGAACGCTAATGTGGCAGGCATGGCGACAGAAGATAACCGGGTTATTTTAAACCCCTATTCCAATCTGAATCCAGACCAATACCAATCCGTTGCCGTCAATGAGGCAAGCCGCATTATGATGCGCCAACCTGAGTTCAAGCCTGATTTTGAATTGACTAACCAACAAAAAAACTTTCTTGATACAACAACCTATCGCAATGCCACAGAAGATGAGCGCCGGGCAACAATCGCAGCCAGAATATTATCTGGCGACTCTTCCGCTGGAGTTGCAACGTCTGAACAAAATATGTTTGTTGATCGATTAAAAAGCGCGTTTCAAAATTAAAAATAATGAGCGTAACCAAACAAATACCGTCAATTAAACACTGGGGTGGAGTCCGTAAAGTCCAAGAACGACTTGGAGGCTCCACAACCATCGCCAAGAACAGGGAAGCTGTCGCCTATGCCCTGCTGACTATTGCTAATACCAAACTCACCGACATCATGGAGTGGGATACCCAAGGCAATATACAAGTCAAAGCCAGTAAAGATATCCCTGAACACGCACTGCAAGCTATCAAGTCCATTAAAGTCAACGAGCGCTACGACAAAGAAGGCGGCTGTGTGCGTACTTTGGATATAGAACTCTACGATAAAGTCGGCGTTCTGCGCATCTTAGCTAAAGCCTCGGGACTGCTAGATACTGCCGAGGAGTCAGATAAACCGAGCGTCATTGGCATTAACGTCAAAGCGCCTGAGATCATCGACGCAGAGGAAGTCCGTGAGCAAAACTAAAGATGCAGGCACAAAGGAGATGCCCGTCACAGGGTTGAATTTAGACTTTTCCACCAGCCCAATGGCGTGGAAGTTCCTGCAATCTAAAGCATTCGTTCGTGGCATCATGGGGCCAGTAGGATCAGGCAAGTCCTACGCCTGCTGTGCTGAGATCATGATGAAGGCCGTACAGCAAAAGCCTTCTCCGATTGACGGCATCAAGTACAGCCGCTTTGCGATTGTCAGAAACAGCTACCCAATGCTAAAGACCACGACGATTAAAACGTGGCTTGACCTGTTCCCAGAGAATACCTTTGGCCCCCTGCTATGGACACCACCGATTACCCACCACATCAAGCTGCCAGCAAGAGATGGTGCCGCTGGGATCGACTGCGAGGTGATCTTTCTTGCGCTGGATCAGCCAAAGGATGTGAGAAAGCTGCTTTCATTGGAGTTGACAGGTGCATGGGTCAACGAAGCACGGGAACTACCCAAAGCAGTGATCGACGGATTGACACACCGAGTCGGACGATACCCGACTAAGAGGGACGGCGGTGCTAGTTGGCACGGCATTATATTGGATACGAACCCAATGGATGATGACCATTGGTGGTTTAAGCTGGCTGAAAAGGAGAAGATGAGTGGGGCGTTTAAGTGGGAATTCTTCAGACAGCCCGGAGGAGTCATCGAAGCTGATCTTGCAGAACTTCCAGAAAATCCTGAGGCTAACGATTGCATCTATAGCGCAGGAAGATGGTGGCAAAAGAATCCTAAAGCTGAAAACATCAGCAACCTCCCCGCTGGCTACTACCAGCAAATGCTCCTCGGGAAAAACTTAGACTGGATACGCTGCTACGCCGAAGGTAAATACACCTACGTCCAAGAAGGCAGACCCGTCTGGCCTGAGTACGACGATAATCTCATGTCCGCCGACTTGGATTACGACCCAACCCTGCCCATCCAAGTAGGACTCGACTTCGGTTTGACCCCAGCCGCCGTCATTGGACAAAAGACAAGTGCTGGCACATGGAAAGTCCTCCACGAGATCGTCACCTT